TCACTAAACAAGTTGAAGAATTAACTATTTGAACTATTTTATTTAAAATACATTCTTTATATCTGGTTAGTTCACCAACTGCACTAGTTGATACCTCTGTAGTAGTTTCTGCTTGTATAAAATAAACACCATCAAAATAATTTAATCCTAAATCTGTTAAACTAATCACAATATTTTCTGTAGCAGATGCTGTTAATTTACCACTTAAATCTATAGATAACGTTGGATCTTTATAAGTAATATCTGTCCATAAGTTTAATGTTGTAACAGTAGCTGCATCTATAATTGTAAGATTTAGTTGAGTTTTATCTTGTGATATTTCAAATAATGTTATTTTCATATTTTGATTAAATTAAAAAAGGAGAGAAGAGTTAAGTTACCCTGCTCTCCTTTTATATTAAAAAGTTACTTATCTATCTATTATACTACAGGTAATGCAGCTGGAACAACTCCTGCTCCTAAGATAGTAGTTAGATCAGCTAATACTGCATTAGTAGCAGCGTTATTAGCTAAATTATCTACAACTTTATCAACTAAAATAGTTAAAACTTTATTTTGTTTTTCTACTGTAGGTGATTGTCTGTCATCAAAATATTTAATATGAATTACATTATAAACACCATTAATACTTGCATAATAAGGTGTTGCAAAGTCTGCAGGGAATCCTGTTTGACGATATACTTCATATTTATATCCTTTAGTAAACCACTCAAGATTTACAGCATACTTACCAGTACCAGCTCCAGGATAGTTTTTAGTATTAACTGTTGCAGTTAATAAACCTAAATTTTCATGGGTTATGGAAGTATTTAAAAATTGTTTGGCAGTTACTTCAAATTCAATTTGACGACCAGTAATTTTACCAGGTACAACAGTTTGTGCTTGTCCAGTAATAGTAAAGCTATTCGCATTTACAGTAGCTACTGTTAGTTCAAAACCACCTCTTTTTAAAAGATTAGCATTTAATGAAGCAATTACTCCATTTTGAATTATTTGATCAGTAATACCTGCAACACTTGCTCCAGTTACATAATAACCAGTTACAGTTGCAAAATTCTCAGGTGAAAGAGTTCCACCATCATTAAATAATCGTACTTCTACTGCATAAGTAGTATTAGCTACAACATTTCCAGTAAATCCTGCTACTGTTACCACCTTTTGTACTTCAGGTGCATATGTTTTAAGAATTACTTTGTCAACTTTAGATGCTTTAATAACATCTGAAAATTCATAGTTTAAACCTTTAGCAGCATTTCCTGCTGTTTTTTGTAAAACTTTGAAATCTTTGCCAGCTGCTGGTGCTCCACCAGTAGCGGACAATACTTTAATTTCCTTGTCAGAGGCTGCACTAATAAACGTAGCTACAGTTACTTCTGCTGCTACTGCATTACCAATGATTAGTTCCTCTACTTGGTTCGGTCCAAATACACTCATTTTTTGTTAATTTTAATTATTATTATTCATTTCTTTGATTCATTTGAGCTTTTAATTGTAAATTACCTTGACGATAATCTGCAAGAGCAAGTTCAACAGCTCTATCTAATATTTCTCTATGTATACTTTCACTAAGTTTACATGTTTGAGCAGATGTTATTCCATCTATACTTAAACCTTCTCCAACAAAACTTGTTGACAAATTAGTTAGTATTATAGGTGATGGATATGCAATATATCTAAGTTTATATTCAGAAATATTATACTTAGAAATTAATTCCACATTTTTATTACCTGCTTGCTGTGTATAATAATCAAGTCTCCATGCAATTTTATCATTAGGATTTTTGAATGGATTATTTACTTGAGTATTATATTCATCATATGTTTTTGGTATTACTTTTAAATACTTTCCATTAGCACAAGAGGTGGTATCATTTACTTTAACTTGCTCTTGTATAATAAGAAAGGTATCATTAGGTATTTTAAAAAATTTAGATGAGCTTGATATATTATCTGAAGAGGTTAATATAATGGTACTTTTATGATTTTTTATAAGTTCCTTTAAATCATCTCTTCTTTTAGATGAATTTTCAAATCCACTCTGATATTTATTACCTAATGGATTAAAATAGTTTTTAACTAATTCTAATTGAGCCTTAGTTAGATAAACTGATTTCTCATATAAATCTATATTAGGTGCGGCATTAGTAGCTATACTATTATAGAGGATATCAAACTCGTTTGAAAATTCTGTCGTTGTCATATATTATTTAGAATTATCTATTCTAGCTTCTATTAATAAACGTACTTCTTGATTTTTAGGATTATCTAAATATTTTACAGCATTATCAAATGATGCTACTTCTCCATTTTCACATAAATCTAATCCATCAATAGTTGAATACTTATTACCACTTCTAATAACTAAACCACTATCAATTCCTTTATGAATTAATACTTTAGTATCAAAAGATTTATCTTCTATAATTGATAAAAATGATGATGGCATTTTATCTAAATATTCTTCAACTTTACCTTGTATCCAGTCTAATTTAGAATCTGCTGAAATAGGTTGATTAGTTAATAATTTAAGAATACCAATAAGTTTATCTCTATCATCTTCAATTTTACCATATAATTTGAATGCCTGTTTCTTAGTATCAAGTTTAACTTTTTTCTCTTTAAACTCTTCGTCAGTACGTGTAATTACAAACTGATATGTTTGTTTTTTATTACGGTCATTCCAAGTTGGTGCTATATCATTTTTTAAAGATTCTAATATTCTAATTGAAATATAATCCATAGGATTACTCATATCAAATCTATTATTAGCATCATCTTTATATAATGATACAAAGAAAGATGTCCAAAAATCACCATATACTGATAAATTTAAATTTGTAACTCTTTCTAAATATTCTTTTTCTTCTGGTGTTAATATATTAGCAACAGAACCATTTCTTTGTAATGGAGCACAGAATTTTCTCTTAGAACCTGTTAACATCCCTCCAGATATAACGTGATTCTCATCAACATTAGCTGACATACCCATTTTTCTTTTAACGAATTTAACAATTACTACATCATTAGGTAATGTAAATTCTTTCTTTGTAACTTCCTTTGTTTCCATAATTTTTCTCCCTTTAAATTAAAAATAAAATAAAAGGGTGTTTGAAGTACACCCTTAAAAACTTATATAAACTTTTATTACTTATGCAGCAATAGAAGGTTTCAAGGTTGCAGTTCTTGATGGGTCTTTAACCATCGCTCCTGTACCACACATAGCACTCATAATTGCAGAGTCTTCCATATGTTGCATTATACCACCTCTACGTCCACTAAATGGATCTCTAATACCAGCTTTGTAACCACGTAACTCATCGTCACCTCTTACTTTAATTTTTTGGATATTAGGCTCTTCCATTGAACCAATATAAAGAATATCATAACGGTAAGATTCAGCTACACCACCATCTGGGTGAAGAATTTTATTTCTTACTTTATCATCATACATTGGGTCTACTTCTAACATTACGTGAATGTTATTAGGAGCAGTCCATTCTGTAAATTGGAATCCAGCTTTATATGAATTATCATGGAATTTAGATGAAGTTTTAGAAATAGCACCCGTACCTGTATTATCAAATCCAATATTTAACCAACCAGAAGCTTCAGCTGTGACAGCTCTACTAAATTGAGCAGCACCTCTTTCACCAGTACGTAACATAAATTTACGTTCTGAGAAATCTAATTTACCTTCTACTAATTCAGATAATAAATCTTCTAATATTCTAATTGAGAACTTATTATACTCGGTAGTATTAGATACTTCCATTTGTTCTCTAATTCCAGAACCAGCTTTAATTTCAATATTAGATGCACCTTTGTTAAGGAATCTACCATTTTCATCTCTATTTGTTTTACCAAACATTAATGTTCTAGCTTTAATTCTAGATAATGATTTTTCAAATTGCCAGTAAACTTCTTGCATCCAAGTAACTGATTTATGTACTTTTCCTGAGTTAGGATCTCTAGTTTCAATACCAGCGAAATAAACAGGTTGTACTTTAACATCAATCATAGCTCCAGATACTTTATGTTCCATACGTAATGTAGAAACTGAGTTTCTCATTAAATAAGGAGAAGTAAATTGAATATCAGCACCTCGAGTTGATAACTCATCCTCAACGTAAGCTGATTCAATACTAAATCTATTTCCAGCTAATAGTTCATCACCAGGAACTCCTGCTAATGTTTCTTGTCCACCAAACACTTCTGCAAGATAAACATAGTTTCCACCTTCTTCTGTAGGTTCAGATATTAATCTAAACTGATATACATCTGGTCGTGGACCACCAATTACGTGTACTTGACTAAAGTACTTTTCACCAAACACCAATTCAATGTGTGTTCTAGCTGCACCTACACCAGTGTCTCCAGTTAATACAACAGCTCCATTATAACGTGCTTCCACTAAAGGAATATTACGTTCATCACTACCTACTACTTTCCAAACAAAATCATCAGAAGTTTCTAGAACTTTCTCAGGAAATAACGAGAGAGTAGTATCTAGGTTTTTCATTCCAGAATTTTGTAAAAGAACGGTTGTAAGAGGTGACACTAATTGAGGTTGACTACCAAAAATAGCACCAATATGGTTTTTTAATGTCAAACCTGACCAGGATTTACCTTTGGTCATTACAAACTTTCCTAAACTCATAATTTTAATTAATTAAATTTTTACTTACTTTTATTTATTTTATTGTTTAAAATACAATCTCAGAACCTATCCCTCCATAACTATTAGGATCGGTTAAATAACTTGGTGTTCCTGAATCTTCAAATTTAGTTTTTCTTAAATCTCTTTCTAATTTAGAAATTGCTTTTGTTTCAGATTTATTAGTAATTTTTGATAAATCTTTGAACCCATTCGTCATTTCATATAAATAGTAAAGTTTACTATCAAAGTCAATTGGGTTTTCTCTTCTATCCCTCATTAACTTATTTTCCATTATCCCAGAAGGACTCTTTCCAACTATTTTAGTAATACTATTATATACTGTATCTTGTATTGTTTTGTTAACTTTGATTCCTTTAAAAAATTCTGTTTTATTATAAATAGAATTTTTTAAATCATTGTCAATTTTTTCTTGTTCTTGTGCTTCAGCTAAAGCTCTTGCTTGTCTCTCATCAGCTAATTGTTGCAGTCTTTTTGCTTCTCCAACTTTTAAACTAGCTAAAGATTCTCTTGCATCTTCTATAATAGATTAATCTCCAGCATCTATTGACTTTTTAAGAAGTCTCATTGCTCTATTTTCATCTATACCTTGATTTAGATAATCTTGATATATAATCTTTTTACTTAATTCAATATCTTCTGCTAATGTATCTTCTGTAATTCCTTCTAATGTATTAACATTATCTTGATATTGTTGATACTCTGCTAAACTTATTCCTTTGTTTAAAGCATCATATCCTTCTTGTCCAATCTTATTAACAATATATTCTTTAGCTTGATTTTCAATTTCTAATTTAATAGATGAAGTTAATTCTTCTACATTAGTAATTGGTTTATCTTTTTGAAGATCTAGAGAGGGGAGTAAACCTTGCTCACTAAGAACGGATGCAAAGGAAGAATAAATATTGGGAGAATTTTCATCAGAGTCCTCACCCTCTTCTTCATGATCTTCGTTCTCGCCTACTTCCTCTGGATTCTCATCCTCGCCGAGATTATTTTGTTCATCTGATCCAGTAATATCTAGACCATCTTGATTTTCATTATCTTCTTGATTGTCGTCTGAGTTATCTTCAAAGTCTTGAAGACCTTCAGTAGTGAAATCCATATTGATTTCTAAGTCGCTGGCATTATCAAATAGACTCATGCCTAAGTTGTTTTCATTTCCTTCCATAATATATTTCTCCCATTAAATTACAAATATAACATTTTTTATTAGGAAAGTCAATAATTTTTTTTATTATGTTAAAATTATTGACAATACCTAATAGCTATTTTACACTGTTTTCTTTCTCTTTGAAACAGCAATTTTCTTATCTTCTCTTACCATTTTATCACTATGTTTCTTCATATCGTTATCTAGAGCTTTTATTTTTAAAAGTCTATCAGATTGTAGTTTCTCTCTATCTAGTGATAGTTTTTCTAATTCCATTGAATCATCAATACCATCATCATCCTCATCGACAACTTCTTCTTGATTCATACTTGCATTAAGTTCAGCAATATAAATCTTAGTTTCATTATCACGTTGATTTAGTTTATCTTCTAATTCCATTTTACTAGCTTCTAATTGTACAGCATCTTGTTGTGCTTGTTGTGCTAGTTTATTTTGGTCATCTTGAGCTTTAGAATTTCTTTCATTAATAGCTTCTTCAGCTATCTCTAATTTTTTCTTCATATCAGATAAACTAGGACTAAAGTAGATATCCATAATAGTTGACATAGAACCACCATTCTGTAAGAATGCTTGAGCATACTGTTTAATAGCTTGTTCTAATTCAGCAGTTTTAGAAGAACTAGTACATACCATACCATAATCTGCTTCAGCAAATTCTTCTCCTTCTATATTTAACATCTCAATAGTCTGATCATCTAATATATACTGAACCTTCTTATTGTTACCTTTAAGAGCTACTTTAGCAGCTTCTAAAAATGCTGTTAAAACTCTTAGTTTAACTTGTTCATGTGTATGAAACCAAAACTCTGTAATATGAGATGATTGATTAACTGAACGCTCTACACCACCTACAGTTTCATTACTAGATATTTGCCCTTGACGTTGTTGAGATACTCCTGCTATCTCACCCATCTCAGCTTTAATAAACTCTAATAACTGAATATGTTGCTGAATATAATTACCAGTTTCCATATCAATAGCACGCCCACCTTGAGTATTCATAGAACCTGCCAACTTACCAGTTGCAGCACCATGATTACCTTCTTTAAATGAGTCTATAACTGCAATCTTATTAACTACAGCAAAGTGTAACCATTTATCTATTTCCCAATTTTCTGGTACTTTAGCTAAATCAAGTTCAAAGATTTTACCATAATTAGTGGCAATAGCTTTATTTAATCTATCCCATAAAACATCATATAAATATTGATAGTTTTTACATCTATCTAATAGTGATACAGCTTTACCTTGATTGGTATTATAAATCTGTCCAATAATTCCAGGATGACAATATGAAGGATTAGAAATCTTATTATATTGTACAGGTCTAGGACGCATATTAATATAAATTTCTTTTCCTAATTTAGTTCCTTCCCACCATTCACTAACCCATAAAGTAGTTTCTTCTTCTCCCATATCTTTATTAGGAATATAATCCTCAGACATGATTTTAGATTCTTCTTCACCAAACTCATTATAATATTTAACTTTCTTAATCTTCTTTAATGATTTCCAATATACACGTAATACACGCATATTACCATTTTCATCTGTAAAATCAGAACTAAAATAGTGA